CTCCAGAGGAAGACAGAAATAAAACAAGGAACGAAAAAGCTCCTAAAGATAATATCCCAGAAGAAGAGGAAATTAAAAATTATTCTGAGGATGTGCAAAAGAGACTTAAAAAACTTAAATATGAATATCATGAAGAGAGAAGAGCTAAAGAAGCGGCTGAAAGAACTCAAAACGAAGCTGTTAGCGCTTTGGAAAAGGCTCTTGCAGAAAATAAAAAATTAAGAAAAACACTTGATGACGGAGAAGGCGTATTAGTCGATCAAGCTAAAAAAAGAGTTACAGCAGAAATAGAAACTGCAAAAAGAGAATACAAAGAGGCATATGAATCTGGTGATTCAGACAAAATACTAGCTGCACAAGAGAAGTTAAATAAAGCGCATAACGAGCAGTTTAGGGTTGAGTCTTATAAGCCACCAGTAAGGGAGGCTGAAAAAGAGGTTTCCTTTCCCTCTGAGAAAAGTAAGCCTCCTGCTCAAAAACGACCTGAGCCAACAGCCGCAGATAAGGCTTGGTTAGAGAAGAATGATGAATGGTTTAATAAACCCGGATATGAGGAGATGACTGGGTTTGCGTATGGAATACATGAAAAACTTGTGAAGGCACACATAAATCCAACACTGGAGCCTGATGAGTATTACAAAAGAGTTGATGAAGGGCTACAACAAGCCTTTCCTAAATATTTTAACAAGCAGAGCGTGGAAGAACAAGAGGTTGAAGCATCGCCACGAACTGCTGGTACCGTGGTTGCCCCGGTAGATCGAAGTGCAAAAAAACCACGCAAAGTGCAGTTAACCTCTACCCAAATCGGACTCGCAAAACGACTTGGGCTTACCCCTGAACAATATGCGCAACAATTATTGAAGGAGTCAACAAATGGCTGATAATGTTTTTGATAGAGAATCAAGAGAAACAAATACTAGAGAGTCTGAAAAAAGAAAAGTAACATGGCAAAGACCATCTGCTTTACCTGACCCTGCACCACAAGAAGGAGTTGAGTTCCGTTGGATCAGAACCTCTTCACTAGGTCAGAGCGACATGACTAATGTTTCTTCAAAATTTCGTGAAGGATGGGAGCCAGTTAAGCTGGAAGATCATCCAGAGTTAAAAGTGTTGCCAGATGTAGATTCAAAATTCAAAGGTAATGTAGAGGTTGGAGGATTGTTACTTTGCAAGAACTCCAAAGAAAACATGGAGGCCAGAAGAGATTTTCAGAAACAGCAGGCAGATTCACAGATGTCAGCTGTTGATAATAATTTCATGAAGGAATCCGATCCACGTATGCCTGTTCTCAAACCAGAGAAGAGCACACGCACTTCGTAATGTAATTTTAATTTTAAGGAGACAATTATGTCAGCAACAGCAGCTCCTTTTGGATTAAGACCAGTAGGTAACTTGGGTGGAACATATAATGGTTCTTTCCGTCAGTATCCTGTTCTCTCATCATATTCCACAAGAATATGTTTTGGTGATGTTGTAAAACTAGTAGATGGTGGAACAACAACAACAATTGAGAAAGATACTGGAACTACCTCGGCTACTCCAATAGGTATTTTTTTAGGGTGCAGATTTATTGATGTCAGCACTAAACAATTAACTTTCAGTCAACAGTGGTCTGGAGCAGCTCATACAGAAGGAATGGCTTATGTATGTGATGATCCAAACGTTTTGTTTGAAATTCAAGCAGACGGATCTGTAAATGATGATGACATAGCGGCAAACGCAGCATTAGTACAGGGTACATCAAGCTCTACTTTAGGTATTTCTAGAGTGTCACTTGATATTAGTACAGCAGCTAATACAGCATCTTTGCCAATCAGAATTGTTGATTTCAAAGGCGGTTTTGACGGTGATGAAAAAGGCACTTCATTTCCAATAATGCTTTGTAAGTTCAACACAGGTCATCAACTTGGTATTGGTGTCGTGTCTGGTAACGCACCGTCATCAGCTTAATAGGGAGATTAAAATATGGCTATATCAAGAGCGCAACTCCTTAAAGAGTTGTTACCGGGCTTAAACGCATTGTTTGGCTTGGAATACGAAAAGTATGAAGACGAACATACTCAGGTGTATGAAGTAGAAAATTCAGAGCGTAGCTTTGAAGAAGAAGTGAAGTTGTCAGGTTTTGGTGCAGCTCCTGTAAAACAGGAAGGTGCAGCAATATCATATGATACTGCACAAGAGTCTTTTACTGCAAGGTACAACCATGAGACTGTTGCAATGGGCTTTTCAATAACAGAAGAAGCAATGGAAGATAATCTTTACGATTCACTTTCTGCTCGTTATACAAAGGCACTAGCAAGAGCAATGGCTTATACAAAGCAGACAAAAGCAGCTTCATTACTAAACACTGGTTTCGACACTTTTCAAAGTGGTGATGGTGTTACATTATTTAACACAGCTCACCCAACTGTTCAGGGTGGTAACCAGAAAAACAGACCATCAACTAATTCTGACTTGAACGAGACTTCTCTTGAGCAAGCGGTTATTGATATTGCAGCTTTCGTAGATGAAAGAGGCTTATTAATTGCAGCAAGACCAAGAAAGTTGATTGTCCCACCAGCATTAATGTTTGTGGCAACAAGACTTTTACAGACAGAATTAAGAACTGGTACTGCTGATAATGATACAAACGCATTAAGAACTAATGGTTCAATACCAGAGGGTTTTGCGGTAAATCATTATCTTACAGATACTGATGCTTTCTTCTTAACAACAGACATTCCAAACGGAATGAAAATGTTTGTAAGAACACCAATGTCAACATCTATGGATGGAGATTTCAACACAGGCAACGTAAGATACAAAGCTCGTGAGAGATACTCATTTGGTGTATCAGATCCTTTAGGTGTCTACGGTTCACCGGGAGCCTAAATAAAATAACTAAGGGCGGTTACAAACCGCCCTTTTTCATATATACTATAATTACCTTGACGAAGAATTATCTTCGACATTTGCCAAGACAAGGAGATTAACATGGCTAATACAACTTTTAACGGTCCAGTCCGTTCCGAAAACGGATTTCAAGTAATATCAAAAAATGCAACAACTGGTGCTATAACAACAGTAGCCAGTACTGCTTCTACAGGAATTGTAACCAATAAATTTATTAAACATGTAGGCTTTGCTTCAGGAGTAACATGTAACACTACAGCAGGTGATAGTGATAATATTGGGCAGTTTACACAACCAGCAAATACAATTATCACAGATATTAAAGTATTCTGTGACTCTGCTCCTACATTAGGAAGCTCAGGTGATATTGGTTATGAGGTAGGAACAACAAGCTCTGGAGCACAAATAGTAGCTGCACAAACAGATGAAATATTAGATGGTGGAACAACTGTAGTTGAACACAATGTCACAATTACTTCTCTTGTTTTGCAAACACAAGATGGCACAACTGCACCAGCTTCTGTTCAATACACATCTGCTGAAAGAACAATATTTTGTAACATCACAAACACACAAGATGCTACAACACAAGGTTCTTTTACATTCATAATCGAATACGTTCAAATAGCGTAGGAGGTATAAATGGCAGGTCGATCAGACGTAAAAGCCTTCAACTTTAACCAAGGTGACAGCGCTGCTGTTGTTGGTCCAGATAGAACAAGAATAAGACAAGTAGTTATTTTTGGAAATGCCGCAGGAGCGGTAACTATCAAAGATGGATCAGGAGGAGCAGACTTATTAGTTCAAAGTTTTCCAACAGGATTACATACTTTGAACATACCAGATCAGGGTATATTAGCAGAAAGCGGTGCTTTCATACATGCATTTACAGGGTCTGGAAATAAGTTAACTTTGTTCTTATCGTAATGGCTACAAAAAAAGGGACTATGAAAGGTCACACTATCAGCGGTGGGCATAAGCGGCCCACCAAAGCTGGTGCAGGTATGACCGCTAAAGGTGTTGCAAAATATCGTAGAGATAATCCCGGATCTAAACTCAAGACGGCAGTTACAGGAAAAGTAAAGCCCGGCAGCAAAGCTGCAAAGAGGCGTAAGTCTTTCTGTGCCAGATCTGCAGGTCAAATGAAGAAGTTTCCAAAAGCAGCTAAAAATCCTAATAGTCGTTTAAGACAAGCTAGAAGAAGGTGGAAGTGTTGATTAGTAGAGCTACAATGAAACAACAGATGAAGGGTAATCGTATGAAAAAGAAACCTGTGCAGAAGAAGAATATAGGTAAAATGTTAGAAACATTTTCTCCCGCTTATAGTATCATGAAAGGCAAAGGACCAATATCTGGCGCTTTGTCTTCATTAGGCAGAGCCGCTGGACCTCTTAGCCCCATTGGTCAATACGCAAAACAACAAAGAGACAAGGCTAAAAAAAGAAATATGGAAATGCGTGGATCTAATAGAATGACTGAAATGCAAAGAATGATGGCAGGCGGTCCTGTGAAAAGAAAAAGATCTATAGATGGTTGTGCTATGAGAGGTAAGACAAGAGCAGTATGATTAAACAAGAAGTTTGTCCTATATGTAAAACAGCTTTAAAAGACACAAAAGAAAAGCAGGTGCAATGTGTTACATGTAAGGCTTTAATCTCAACTGATGTTGAGTGGCAAAGCAAATATGGATACGAGTGGGTACAGGAAGATGCCAAAACGTAATTATCGTGGTGAGTATGATAACTACCACAAACAAACAGATCAGAAGAAACGTAGAGCTAGTAGAAACACTGCTAGATCTAAGATGAAAACTGCTGGTCGTGTTAAAAAGGGTGACGGCAAAGACGTTGCTCACAAGAACGGTAACCCTAGAGATAACAAGAAAAAGAATCTCACAGTGAAGCCAAAGTCAATAAACAGATCTTTTGCAAGAACTAGTAAAGCTAGAAAAGTAAACAGGAGAGCTTAATGAAACAACCTATGAGACTTAAATCTGGGGGATTTATATCTTCTGGAACAGATGCTGGTGACTTAAAAATACTGAGGACAGCAAAGAATATAGATGATGGAAGCGCCAATGGCATGAAGGCTGGGGGCAAAGTAAAGAAAAGCAGAGTCAATGAAGCTGGTAATTATACCAAACCCGGACTTAGAAAAAGAATATTTAATAGAATAAAAGCAGGTGGCAAGGGCGGTAGACCCGGTCAATGGTCTGCTAGAAAAGCACAAATGATGGCTAAAGCCTATAAGAAAGCAGGTGGCGGCTACAAATAAGGAAACCACAATATGGACCCATTAACAATTAC